ACGATAGGCTTCTTAAAATAAAAAAACCACCCTTTTTATGGAGTGGTTTTGGTGGAGAATATCGGAGTCGAACCGATGACCTCTTGCATGCCATGCAAATGCCGAATCATTTTACTTTTATAATTAATTGATTTATAGTTTTTTGTGTTTTTGAAGAACTCATTTTCTGCAATAAGGTTATTAACGCTATTAACTATTTGATTAACGCTGCGGTTTCCTTCCAGATCGGTATCAATCTGATGAACATATCATCGGAAAAGCCAAAGATATACGCGGGGTTTGCCCCGTATGCTTCACATATCCTATGGATATGATCCACTGTGAAGTGTGCGTTTCCGTTGCGGATGTTCCAGAGATTTCCCTTTCTTATTCCTATCTCCTCACAGAAATCCGTATCGAAACGAATGGTGCCCTTGGCCTTTAGAGCCTCAATAAGCTTATTGATATTTACATCTATCGCGTCCAAACTAATTTTTACCGAAAAGTTTATCAAGACGTTTTTTGTTGAGCCACGTGGAAATGCCAATAATATTGGCATTTTCATCAACTGAATGGGAAAACCCGACATTAGTGGTTCCTAGCGCTCTTGCAAATCTCACCCAAAGATATCCATCCTCAAGCCTTATCATTATATCCTCTTTTGGTGGATCCTCCCATTTTGATATGATCAAATTATACAGCTCCTCAAAAGCTTGTTCATTTTGCAGTGAGAATGATTTATATTCAAGCACATGTTGAAACTTCACATCTTGATAGGTGAAAACATATTTATCACCATATTTTTCACATTCAATTGAAAGTTGGCCAAGATTGGTAATTTTACCTATCTGTATTGGTTTTTCAGTCTCTACTATTTCCAACTGAGCAAAACCCGAAAGGGTTATGCAGCACAATAAAATTGTAATTATTGTTTTCATATCTGCTTTTTTATGATGTTAAAAAGTTGGCGACAATCATCCAACCTTATTGTGAAATCCTGATACTCCGGAGAATTATTCAAGCTATGGCAGGTAATCGTGCCCCCCTCCACATCATGCGAGATGATTTCCTTGCACAGCACGGTATTTTTATGCACGATAATCCAGTAGGGATATTGGGTTATGTTAAACTTGCTGTTCCAGTGCTGCCTGCCTAATTCCCTGCCTAACACTATTGCTCCATCCGGGATTGAATTAATGGTCCCATCATTCATTGAATCGTTTTGTACCTCAAAGGCCTGGTACTTTCCCTTTCCAACTCTATCCACTATAAATGATATTCTTTTTAAATCTGAAATATAATCTGCATCTGTATACTCACTTATGTAGGTAGCTTGCGCCCGTACCGGAACCATAGGAACTGTGAGGAGATATTTTCCATTCGGCAATTCCTCATAATTAGAACCTGCTTTGGTATTGAATATTTCCAATGGATCGTTAACCGTGGCATCGGCAATTTTATTAATTTCTTCTGCATATTTTTTACTACGCTCCGCTCTCACTTCTTCCGTGGGATTGTCATTCAAGATTTCATCAATCTTGAAAACCGCTTCAATTAACTTCTCTGTAGTAAGTGAAATTTTTTCACTATTCTCCCACGTTATAATGGTACGAGCGCTTTTGCCAACTCTTTTGGCCAATTCTGCCTGAGTCAAACCTAATCTGAGTCGTTTATTTTTTAATTCTTCACCTGTCAAAACCCTAGTTTTTATTATGGATGTGAAAATTTAACACATTATCAATGTGAAATAATTTCATTATGTGAAATAACTTCATATATTTGTACACACAATACAACAAAGTAATATAAAAAGGCCGGATAAAAAAAGCCTGCTAACCAAAATTGATATAAAAGTCCCATGGAATTGACCACTACAGAATTCAAAGTTGCAGAATTGGTAACGAGAGGCTTTAGCGAAAAGGAAATTGCCCAACAAATGTTTATAAGTCCGAAGACGGTCCATAACCACACTTACAACATCAGGAAAAAGTGGAACGCCCGATCCGCTGTTGACCTGGCCCGGACCTTCATCTTGCAACTTGATAACCCCAAACAGTTCTTTACCGCAATCGCCTGCTTATTGATACAGTTCCATATTGTGTTAAACTGCGAGACAATGGAGGTTCGCAGGCCAATAAGAAGTGGAGCTAGAACTACACGAGTAATATCATCTAGAAAAAATAAAGAATAATGGAAACAACAGAAGAAACTACAGCAATGCTATTGAACGAACAATTCGGAAGCCCAATAAGCGAGGAGCTTTCCAATCTGCTCACCAAATATACCAATCGCGACGATTGGGCTGACGTATCACGCTCCAAGGGCGTAGGATCATCAACAATTCGCGATGTGGTGTATAGAAGAAACTCCCTGACCGAGAGCAATTCGAAGGCTATCATAGAACTTATTAGAGTAGCCATCCAAAATATTGAATCTCTGATAGAAGGAGCAAAGACCGCTTCGGTATATGCAAAATCAATCACAAAAGACCATGGCAACCACTCAAATACTTGATAGGCTGGCCCAGCTTGAGGCAAATGCCCAGATGATTTTGAACAGCGTGACAGCGCTGAAGCAGGAACTGGTTGACGGTGGTGCGCCGACCGGTTCCGCCCGAAAGGGTGCCCTCAACGCAACCGAAAGAGCACGGCTGTTGGCGAAGCGCCAAAAGAACAGGATAAAAAAAAGCCACCAGTGAACAGCTGGCGGCTTACAATCAAATCTTAATAATTATAGAACTATTAAAATCTTAAATCACAGCAAAGATATGAAATCAAGAGTAATCAAACCGGACCTCAAGCAATATTTCGATGCGATGCCCATAATAGGCATCTGGCTGTACCGAGAGTATGAAAAGGCGCAAACCTTTGAAGAAATCGCGAGCCTCTTCCACAAGTGGCAGGATGAAGCCGAGAGCACTACAAACCCTGTTAAAAAGGATTGGCTCAGGGCAGCATCAAATTACATCTATTCATTTTTCACCGGGCGCTCCTTTGAGTGCAAAAAATTTCAGGAACTATGAAAATGGAAATCGAATTTTTAAACGGAAGGTGGCTCGTGAACGGAAAGCGCCTTGAGGATATGACCCTCGACGAAAAGCACTTTATGGATGATTTCTTTCGGGAATTCAAGGCCAAGATAGAACTGTATAAAGAATAGCAAAAACCCCAAAACCCCAAAAAATGATTTTCACCTACCTACACATTGCCGCAATAGCGGTCGGATTGACAACTATAGTTTACATAGCTTATGAAAACATCAGTACTAAAATGCAAAAGACGAGAGGATTGCCAAAAAGCAATCAAGGAATGGATGAAATATGACTACGTGATCGTGAACATATCATTCTTTTTTGACCAGATGGACGAAACGCACAAGGCCGTGATCTCATATTACGAATAATAACAATCAAATCTTATAAATCATGAAAACCATTAAAATCAAATCGCTCGCCCTTCAGAATTTCAAGGGCATACGCAACCTTCACATTGCCGACTTCGGTCAGGAAACAAACATCTTCGGTGCCAACGCTTCCGGAAAGACAACTGTATTCGATGCCTTTACTTGGCTACTTTTCGGAAAGGATTCCACCGACCGCCAAGCGTTCGAGGTTAAGACCCTCGACAAATCCAACAATCCAATCCCACAGCTGGAGCATTCCGTTACCGCTACTCTTGAAATCGATGGCGAGCAAATCGATATACAGCGCACCCTTCGCGAGAAATGGGTAAAACAGCGTGGAGCTTTGGAAGCTACTTTCCAAGGCAATGAGCAGGCCTTCTTTTGGAACGGCGTACCGATGCAGGCGGGGGAATTTGCGAAAAAGGTATCAAGCCTGATGGACGAGAAGATCTTCAAGCTTATAACAAACCCACTTGCCTTCAACGCTATGAAATGGCAGGACCAGCGCGCAGTCCTGATGGACATTGCCGGAAACATCACGGATAAGGACTTAGCTAAGGGAAATAGCAACTTTGAGGCATTGCTCAACAAGTTGTCCAACAAGTCACTTGACGAATATAAAAAGCAGGTGGCCGCCCAGATCAAAAAGGCGAAGGATGAACTCAAGATGCTCCCTACCCGAATTGATGAAGTGGAGCGTGGGAAGCCTCAGGCTATTGATTTTGATGGAATAAAACATGCCTTGAAAGTTTCAGAAATTCAATTGAATGGCATTGATGACCAGATCACCGACCGCCTAAAGGCACAACAGGCCATCAACGATAAAAAGGCTGAGAAACAGCAAAAGATCTATGCACTTAAAAGTGAAATATCTTCCATCGAGCATAATGCCAAAATGGAAGCTGAAAAGCAAGTTCGGGAGGCTGGTTCAAAATCTACTGAACTGCTTGGTAAGATCAAAGAAGTGGATTCTGAAATCCAAGCCGCTGAGAATGGAATCAACACCTTGGTTTCTACTGTGAAATCTAAAGAATCGGAAATTGAAGGCTATAAAACGAAGCAGGAAAAAATTCGTAAAGGATGGATGGAACGCAATGCTGAAACCTTCAAGATGGATGAAAACGATTGCAAGTGTCCAACTTGTAAGCGTGAATATGATGCGGATGACATCGCAGCCGAAAAGGTTAAGATGGAGGCTAATTTCAAATTCAATAAGCAGCTTGATTTAGATGCCCTATCGGCACAAGGAAAATCCCTAACGCTGGTAATTGAAAACCTTGTAAAAGAAATATCCGGACTTTCTGAACGTATAGAAAATGGTAAAAAGCATCTTGAAAAATTGGTTGCTTCAAAATCTGAATTGGAGACCGAACTTGAGAATGACAAAGGTCTGGAAGGTATCAGTACCGTAGAAGAAATCGTTTCCGGCATTTTGGGCAGCAATAAAGAACTGCCATCCATCAATCAGGAAATCCAAAAACTTGAAGAGCAGCTAAACAATCAGGAAGGCGTGAACGTGGATGATCTGAAATCCAAAAAAGCTGAAATCAACGCAAGGATTTCAGAACTCAAAACCCAGTTACAGGCCGAGGAGCAAATCAAAAAAGCAGATGAGCGCATCGCTGAGCTGATGAAAATGGAAAGCGAACTGGCCCAGCAGATCGCAGATGTGGAACGCGAACAGTTCACGATCGAGAATTTCATCAAGGCAAAGATTGACAGGCTGGAGGCCATCATCAATGAAAAGTTTGCATTTGTAAACTTTAAGATGTTTGAGACCCAAATCAACGGTGGCGAAGTCGAGACCTGCAAGGCCCTTGTGGACGGCGTACCCTTCAGCGATGCCAACAATGCCGCCAAGATAAATGCCGGTATCGACATTATCAACACCCTTTGCGAGCATTACCAAGTGAGCGCTCCAATTTTCGTGGACAACCGTGAGAGCGTTTCAAGGCTCATAGACAGCAAATCACAGATCATTAACCTAATCGTTTCCGAGGCCGATGCAAAATTGCGCATCGAAGCTCCTGAAATGGTTGAAGCAGTTTAGTTATGATTTTTCCAAGAGCAATGAATAATACAGAAAAAGAGAACTTAAAACAAATTAAGAAATCTGGTTTAGCCTATGAGTTGAAGTTTGATAATTCACCTTGGAGTGGTGGCTATGTTGCGAATATTCCATCAATTAAGGAAACACATTCATTGAACAATAAACATTACAAATTCAATAATCAAATCTTAAATCAATAAAAACAGAAATTATGAGTACAACAAAGCAAATGACAGTATCTAAAGCAGATATGATCGACAATGTGCAGAACCGCATTGCGCAACTGCAAGAGGGAGGCTTCAAGCTCCCATCCAACTATTCACCAGAGAACGCCCTGCAATCGGCTTGGCTTATGCTTCATGACGTGCAGACACGGGACAAAAAACCCGCACTTGAAGCCTGTTCAAAGAACAGTATAGCCATGGCACTTTTCAAAATGGTTCAGTTGGGCCTTAATCCCGCAAAAACACAATGTTATTTCATTCCCTATGGCAATGACCTTACAATGGTTACCTCCTATTTCGGGCAGGTATTGATTGCCAAGCGAGCCGGATTAAAAGATGTAAAGGCAGAAGTGATACGCGAAGGCGAGGAATTTGAGTTCAAGACCGAGCAGGACGGAAGAAAGGTTTTGATAACCCACGGCCAGAGCTTCAAGACCCTCGGCAATAAAATACTGGGCGCTTATTGCATCATTACCTATGCCGATGGCGTGCAGGATATGGACTTAATGACGATTGATGACATTAAGCAATCTTGGCAACAGGGGGCAACGAAAGGAGACTCACCTGCCCATAAGAACTTTGAGGGCGAAATGGCCAAGCGTACCGTAACCAATCGCGCTATCAAGATGTTCGTAAACTCATCTGATGATAGCGTACTGATGGACGATGATGCACCAAGAATTTCACCAACTGAGGCCTACGTTGAGCACACTATCGCTGAGAACGCCAATAAAAAGGAAATCACTATGGATGTAGATGCCGAGGAGGTAAAGGACGAAGAGGCCGAAAACCAAAAGCTTTATGAAGAGGCTATGGCCGCTGAAGGACAATCACAAATGACAGGACCGGGATTCTAATGAAGCTAAAAGTCATCGGTACTGGCTCTAAGGGTAATGCCTACCTTTTGGAAAATGAGAATGAAGCACTCCTCATTGAGTGCGGCGTGAACATTCGTGAAATAAAGCGCGCTCTCAATTTCAACCTTTCCAAAGTGGTAGGCTGCATCCTTACCCACGAGCACGGCGACCACGCCAAGTCATTGAAGGATGTGCTGGATTGTGGCATCAATGTTTACTCAGCTTCCAAAACGCACAAGGCCTGCGGAACGTATGACCATCGCAGAGCGTGGCACGTTGAGGGGTTGACCTTTGATGTGGGAAACTTCAAGATAAAAGCGTTTGACGTTCGCCACGATGCCGCCGAGCCCTTAGGATTTTTAATAAACCATCCAGAGTGCGGAAACACTTTGTTTCTTACCGATACTTTTTATTGCCCGTACACTTTCAAAGGATTGAACAACATCATAATTGAGACCAATTTCTCAAGCGCCATCATCAATGAAAAGCTGACCGATATGGAATTTTTGAGAAACAGGATCCTCACCTCGCATATGAGCCTGGAGACCGCAATCGGGTTCCTTCACGCAAACGATCTGGCAGCGGTGAACAATATCGTACTGATCCATTTGAGCGATGGCAATAGCGACGAAACAATGTTCAAGCGAGAGGTCGAGAATGCAACCGGGAAGACGGTAACAGTGGCCATCAATGGCCTTGAAATGGAACTTAATAAAACACCTTTTTAATAACATAACAATGGAAAACAATTTTGAAATTTTCGCAATAGTAGAACTTTTTGGCCACCAGAGAATGGCCGGTAAAGTTACCGAACAAACAATAGGCAGTTCATCATTCATAAGAATAGATGTACCCGAAACACCATCTCAACCCGCTTTCAGCAGGATGTTGAACCCATCTGCTGTTTATGCCATAAACCCCGTAACTGAAGAGGTTATGAATGTTAGTGCACAACAATTCCAAAAAAAGCCAATCGAGGCTTGGGACATTCGCGAAATGCAAAAAAAGCTGATGCTTTTGGGAAAGAATAATGAAGATGATTTACCCTTTGATTAATGGACTTCACCCCAGAAGAAAAGGAAAGTATAAAAAAGATGCTCCTCTTTTTGGTAAAAAAGAAGCATAAGACCAGTGGTGGGCATTGCGGGTTTCACCCGATGGAACTGCTTGAAAATCTCGAGGAGTTGGTCCAAGAGGAAAAGATCCAAGCTCGCGATACAATCCACGCTCGAAGATATTTTTTAATCACAAACACAAATAGTAATGGACATTGAAATCAAGAAAGCCAAAATCAAGAACAGGATATTCCTGTCCTCAGAGTACGTTGAAAAACTCAACGGCGTGAACAAAACCCGAAAGGAAGATTCGGATGCGATCGTTCACGATGATCTTATCAATGCGTTCCAGAGATTGGTTCCGCATTTTGCACTTTTAACCGAACAGGTCCTTGAGAGTGAAGTTGAATCCATCATTCTAAACGGCAAAGAAATCCCTGAAGATCTTCTCCAAAAAATAAAAGTCTCCGGCATTACCGTTGGCGGAACTGGAGAGAGTGAGGGCATTACCATTTCAGGCTCTAAGCGTTTGAGCAATGGCAAGATGATAAACTTCAACACACCATTCACGAAATGGGAGGCAGTCGATGAAGGCTACAAATTCATTTCAGAGCTTATCAATGTTCTGGAGGATCTGAAGGATGAAGTCATTGCCTATATGGAAGGCAAGCAGGGAACCAAGGCTCAGACTGAAATGAATTTCGATGGTGAGGAAGAAGATGATGCGGCCGATTTCAACATCGGTGGAACCGAAGAAAACCAACAACTGGAGGAAGCTTCAGCCTAATGAGGGGGGGGTGAATAAGTACCGAAAGATGTGCGGTGAGTTGGACCAGGTTGATGTGGTGATCTACATCAACCGGATATCCCCCAAGCTATTCGAGCTGCACATCAACGGTACTATAGTAAAACAATACCGGCAGCGACGGAGCTGCAACAATCAAATCAAAAAAATTTATAAATCAAAAATTGAACAAAATGAACACACAAACACAAAGTCATCTCCAGGAAGTTGACATAAAAAAAATATTTGTCAGCAAGACCAATCCCCGGAAAACATTTGAGCCCGAAGCAATGAAAGAGCTTCAGGAGAGCATTGAAAAGGTTGGGGTTCTCCAGCCTATCCTATTAAGAAAACATCCGACACTCTGGAAAGAAAAGATTGGGGAAGTTTATGAGCTGGTATGCGGTGAGCGAAGATACCTGGCTTCGGACAGGGCAGGCCTTGAAACAATACCAGCTAACATTCGTGATCTTTCGGATGATGAGGCATTTGAAATGCAGATCATCGAAAACTTGGAGCGCAAGGATGTACACCCATTGGAGGAGGCAGATGCTTTTAAGAGAATGCTTGAAAGCGGAAAATATCAGATTGCTGACATTGCGGCCAAGTTCGCAAAACCAGAAACATTTATAGCACAGCGCCTGAAGTTTGTCGACCTTATCGACGAAATCAAAAAGGATTTCTATGATGGAAAACTTGGTATTGGCCATGCCATCCACATGGCTCGGTTGGACCAAGAACATCAATTTGAAATTTATGATGAGGCCAATGGAAAACGGAACCGTGGCTATGGTACTGTCCAAGAATTGAAGGATTCGATTGAAGACGACACCTATAATCTTGATGAAGCCCCATTTGATATCCATAATGGAAAATTGGTAAAAGGTGTTTCGGCGTGCGATATATGCCCAAAGCGTTCCGGCGCAAACCCAACCCTTTTTCCTGACATTGATGAGACAGATAAATGTTTTGACCGGATCTGTTATAAAGGAAAATTAGAGGCTCATTTAACAAATGAGGTGGCGGCCATTATCAATGAAGGAAAAAACATAGCGATAGGTGTTACCTGGGGCGAAAAATCACCAGACTTTATTTCTGAAATCTGCAAACAGCATAATGTGAAAATCCTAACCGATAGTGATTATAATAGAGTTTGGAACGATGATGAAAATAAAGCCCAGAAAATGCTTATTGTAAGTGGGCACAATGCAGGGGATGTTATATCGATTAGATTAAAAGCTTCAAGTAGCTCGGCTTCCGCTACTCAAGAGCCCTCTGTCCAGGACCAAATAAATAAGATTGAGGAGCGCGCCAAACGTGCGCTGGAGCTCGACAATGTAAAAATCTTCAATGCAATAAAAGAGGACAAAAAACTATATGATGAATATTCTCTAAGTGATGAGCCATTAACGGATTTGGAAACAAAGGCGCTATGGTTCCTTTTCAAAAAAGAGGTTCCGGATTATTCATCAACATGGGAATATAACAATCTTATCGATTGCCCAGATTCCTATAATGACATCAGGGAATTTGAATTTTATAAGAACGGGAAGCTCGAGGAACTAAAATTGAATCAGCTCGTCAGGATGGCTATCAAGGACAAGCTTACCTCGATGCACGAGCCAAACTTTGAGAAGTGTACCAAATCCAAATTCTATTTTGAGATAATCAAGGAACAGATGCCTCAATCTGTAAAGGCAATTGTTGATGCACAAAATGAGATTGCTCAGAAACGAATTGTACGTACCAATGCCAAGCTGAAGGAATTGAAAGCATCTCTTCCGGCAGAAAAACCGAAAAAGAAACCTGCTTCAAAAAAATCCAAGAAAAATGCCTAAGACCGTAATCACAAAAGAAATGGCGGATTTTATCCACAACAACTATTTAAAGGTTCCAGGAAAGGATATTGCAGACAGGTTTGGAGTTAGCAAAACCGCGGTTTATCGTTTTATGCGCCTCAATGGTTTGGATGTGCCAAGAGAGCTCTGGATAAAATGGAGGTCAGAAAAGATGAAGGGGCGCTCTATAATGACACCCTACAAGGATGAGATATTGAAACGTGATCTATTGAAATTTCCAGTCAAACGACTTGCAAAAAGGATTGGTGTTTCACAGACCGTTATCAGAACCCGGATCAGGCAGCTGGGTCTTGTAATCCCCAAGGAGATAATCGAGAAGCGGAAAATGGACAGCAGGATCAAAAAGGGTCATGTGCCCGCCAACAAAGGAAAGAAAATGGATCCTGCCACACGGGAGAAGGTAAAGCATACCTGGTTCAAAAAAGGGCACGTTCCCGCGAATGCGCTTGAAGACGGGGCCATAACGATCAGACATGACCATCCGGAACGTACTTGGGGAAAACCGTATAAATATATCCGAATAAGCCTTGCTGAATGGAAGCCGCTGCACCGGCATTTATGGGAAGAGGCAAACGGACCTATCCCAGAAGGAATGAACATCGTCTTCAAAGATGGCGACACCCTTAACTGTGAATTAAATAATCTTGAGATGATTGACAACGCGGAAAACATGCTCCGCAATACAATCCACAATTATCCCGAGGAAATCAAAACCAATATTAGGTTAACCAATAAACTTCAACGAAAAATCAGAGACCATGAGCAACATAATGGAACTAAACAAAAAGCTTTTTGAGACCCTTGATGCTCTTGAAAATGACAAAATAGATATTAAGAAGGCTCAGGCCATCGCTAACATCAGTGCGGAGATTAATAAGAATGCCAAACTCATGTTTCAGGTGGCAAAATATTCCAAGAATGAAAATTTTGGAAACCTTTTGTTAGGAGATGATGCTGTCGAGAAAACAAGGACTAAGTCAGTTTATGAGAAAAAACTTGAATTCGCTCAACAAGAAGGCTTCAAAGATATTGCTTCAGCAATTGCAAAATTCGGAAAGGCTGAGTTTGAACTAATGTTCAGAGACGAAACCGAAGATTTAAAATTTTGATATGCAAATAGTCGAATATAAAACAGAGTTCCAGATCCGCATTGACTACAACCATTGGCGGAAAAGAAACACGGCCGCGGTAAAGAAAATACCGGGGGTGCGTTTCGATTGGAAGGAAAAGGTCTGGGTGGCGCCGCTTGAACAGCGCCCGAACCTTGCACGGCTACAGCAGTACACCAAGGCCAAATACTTCAAGATTGACGATGCCACACCGGAACAGCTGGGAAACATTCCCGAGCTCCCGGATCTCGATATCCATATCCCCCTCTCCCATCCTGATGGGCTTGGATTCAGGCCCTATCAGGAAAAGGGAGTAGCCCGTGGACTACAGCTCAAAACGTTTATGAACTGCGATGAGCAGGGACTTGGTAAAACGCTCCAGAGCATCGCCACGATCTATGCGGCACATCTGCAGGGCGAGAATGTATTTCCATGCCTAGTGATCTGCCCGGCATCAACGAAGATCAATTGGAAGCGTGAGTGGGAAATGTGGACCGACCGTAAAGCAATGGTCCTCGAGAACCGTTTGAGGGATTCATGGAACCGATATTTTGAAATTGGGATGGCAGATGTCTTCATTACCAACTATGAGAGCCTGAAGAAGTACTTCGTGAAGTATATGCCGCCCAAGGGCAAGCTGAGGAATTCTGCCGATATCATAATGGATCCACGCGTGGATCTTATCAAATCAGTCATTGTGGATGAAAGCCATCGGTGCAAGGACACTTCCACCCAGCAGGCAAAGTTCACGTTGAACATCTGCAAGGGAAAGGAAAGGGTGATATTGTTGACGGGAACGCCAGTGGTGAACAAACCTATTGACCTCTTTCCACAGCTGGCCATTATGAACCGCCTCCACCATTTCGGCGGCAAGCGCGGATATCTTGAAAGGTATTGCGAGGGTGGCCGCGGGGCATCCAACCTGAAGGAGCTGAACTATCTATTGAACAAGCACTGTTTCTTCCGGAGGGAGAAAAAGGATGTTGCCAAGGATCTTCCCGCCAAACAGCGCCAGACGATTCTGTGCGACATCACGACCAGGAAACAATATAACCAGGCACGTGACGAGTTCGTGAAGTACCTGAGGGAAAAGGGCTGTGACGATGCGGAAGTGGCCAAGAAACTCCGTGGTGAGATTATGGTGAAGATGCAGGAGCTCAAGAAGATTTCCGCATATGGAAAATTGAATGAGGCAAAGGAATTCATCAATAGTGTGATGGAATCCGGGGAGAAGCTTATTGTCTTCGTCTGGCACAAGGTTATGGTCGAGGAACTGCTGAAGGAATTTCCATCTGCGGTAACCGTGACCGGTAGTGACAGCCTTGAACAGAAACAGGTATCCATTGACGGGTTCCAGCGAAATCCGGATATAAAGCTCATCATCTGCAACATCAAGGCGGCTGGGGTCGGTATCACGCTCACGGCCTCCTCACGTGTGGCATTTATAGAATACCCTTGGACATATGCCGATTGCGCACAATGTGAGGACAGGGCGCACCGGATCGGCCAGACGAACAATGTTATGTGTACCTACTTCCTTGGGCAGAATACAATAGACGAGGACCTGTATGAGATGATCCAACAGAAACGGCATACCGGTAACACCATCACCGGTGCCACCGATGAGATGAAAATGGAGATGATCGACAACCTCGTGAACCTTTTTAAAAAGTAATAACAATCAAATACTTAAATCATGAAAACTATTTTAATTACAGCAATTCTATTCTCAACCGCAATGAACGGGCAGTTGAGATTTGGCGATGCAGAGGGTTTCGCCGCATCACTTTATTTGGATCCAGGAGCTTCGGCAAAGGAGAACGGTCTGGACATCGGAATCGATATCGAATACCAGGGGGCGATATATGCCAAGGCCGGCATTGAAAGTTTCGCGGAGCTCCCGGGCAATTACTTTGACCTTCACGCAGCTGTCGGTCCACGGTTCACGATCGGCAATAGGGAAGCCATTTCATTCTACACTGGCTTTCGCGGTGGCGTGGTATTCCGAAACGGAGCGAACAATCCCATTGCGGGAGTTGAGGGCGGGGTGGATTACGTTTTCCCTTCCGGAATATTCGCCGGGGTGAACGGTTCGTACATCTACCGCGGTGATATGAAAGCAATGGGATGGCCGGAGATTTGGCGCGAGAATTTTTACCTGAGAATCGGGTATAAGTGGAACTGGAAAAATTAAGCGATGGATTCAGCCAGTGGATTTTTGGGGATATCAGAAGGGTCTTGTAAGTTCCATTATCCTTGCAAGGGAAAGCAGATGAATTTTGTCAGTCGGACTTTTGAGACTTACTGCTCCAACAAAAACCTGAAAACGACCACCGGTGACAACGAACAGTCAAGGACTGAGGGAAAGCTCCCTCATTTCCCTTGTAATGAAATTTTTAAAAACTTTAATCAATGGCACAATTAGGATATACGTGGTACCCACAGGATTGGTGGACCTCACAGACTTTCAAAAGATTGAAGCGCTATCCGATGGTCCGGTATGCGCTTCGAGAGCTTTTCGACCTTATGTACAAGGAAGGGGAGCCCGTAAAAATGAACCGTGATTTCCTCCAGGATGATTTTGATATAGATCTCAATGACAAGGAATATGAAAAGCTCCTTGAATATATTGAAATACAGGACGATGGGAAGTGGTGGATCGAGTCCATAAGAAAACGGATTTCCAAAGCTGAGGCAGCCCGTGAAAATGGTAAAAAAGGTGGCCGACCAAAAACCCAAAAACCCAGCAAAAAAACCCAAGACGAAAACCCAAAAAACCCACCTTATAAAAGAGAAAGAGAAAATGAAAGTAAAAGAGAAATAAAAAAGAAAGAGAATGGAACGCGCGCTCTGGAATTTTTAAAAACAAATTTTCCCTCGCGCTTTGAAACTGATTTTTTGATGAAGTACAAATCCAAAATTGAGAACCCAAAAAAGTTCGCGGAGGATTTCAACGATACGGTCGACCAGGAAAAACTGGAATTTGACGACAAGGTGCTTTTCGGAAGACTTGGGAAATATGCCCGCAATTGGATCGATAACCAAAAAAAATATTCAAGAACCCCAAATCCAGATTCCTACGAATCGGGCAAACTCCCCAGAATTTAGATGGAACCAATCAAAAAAAAATATCCGTCCATTTCCAACCCACAGGTGATCTCCCTAGAGAAGGGAAAAATGCCCCCACAGGCAATTGATATTGAACAAGTGGTATTGGGAGCAGCACTTCAGTTTTCAAATGCAACTGGAGAAATTGTTGAAATTTTCAGAGAAGAGAATGTTTTTTATAGTGCTGCTCATCAAGAAATTTACAATGCCCTCTTGGAACTTTTCAAGGAAAATGAGGCAATAGATCTTCTCACTGTTTCACAGAAACTCAAGGAAAGGAAAAAGATTGAACTGGTCGGTGGTGAATTTTATCTGATCCAACTGACGCAAAAAGTTTCCTCCTCGGCAAATATTGAATTCCATTGCAGGATTTTACAACAGATGTTCGTGAAGCGGACCGCAATTCGTGTTGCAAATGAAATAATCGAAAATGCCTATGGGGAGGACACTGACATTTTTGAGCTATTGGCGGACTCTCAAAAGCAGATCGACGACACGGCAGAATGGCTCATCCGGAAAAAGCCTGGGAATTTCAAGACTGTCGTTGACAAGATTTTCGACCACGAAAAGAACCTATTGGGGGGAGTGCCAAGCTCATTGGAAAAGCTTCAGAATCATTTGAATGGCTACAGGCCTACCGATTTGATAATATTGGCAGCCCGTCCCGGAATGGGAAAAACCGCTTTGATGCTTAACGAGGCAAAATATCAGGCAATGCAGGGAATTCCGGTAGGGATATTTTCCTGCGAAATGAGCGACAAGGACCTTGCGGCAAGGATGCTGGCGGAATTCTGTGAGATAGATTCAAAAAAAATAACCCACAACAAAACCACGGATTTTGAGAAACGCTTGATGGAAGAAAAGCGCCCTGAGTTTGAAAAGCTCCCGATCTACATCCACGACCAACCAGCCATATCGCCTATGGAGCTGAAACTTCAGGCAAGCAAATGGAAGCGTGAAAATGGGGTGAAGATGATTTTTGTCGATTACCTCCAGCTGATGACGGCCAATGGGAAAAACAATACCGGAAATCGTGAACAAGAAATATCATCGATATCACGTTCACTGAAGGCCACAGCCAAAGAACTTGAGATTCCGGTGATGGCGCTCTCCCAACTTTCCAGAGCTGTTGAAACCCGCGGAGGAATGAAACGCCCAATCCTTTCCGACCTTCGCGAATCTGGTGCCATTGAGCAGGATGCGGATTTGATTTTATTCCTTTTGCGCGCTGAATACTACAAAATCAATGAATGGGACGATGATCAAAGAACCCCATCAAAAGGTACGGCTGAGATCAGTATTGCAAAATTCAGAGGGGGCGATACCGGTTCTTTTCTTGTCGGTGCTCAACTTCAGTATATGCGCTTTTTTAATATTGATGAACATCCTTGGACAAGTCCATCCCTTCCTGCACAGGATCCAAACGATGTCTTTGATGACCCGCAAGAATATATTCCGGAAGAAGAAGATTTGCCGTTCTGATGCGTTGGACCAAGAAAGACATAGAAAAAACCAAATTAGGAAACAATTTGCACGAGATTGGAAATAAAAAAGCCACAATCGGCAATTCAGATGTCAAGATCGTAAAGAAATCTATCGAGAAAGAATATATAAAAGCCATTCTCTGGATGTTCAAACGGGATGGCATGATCCCCGGTTATGTGGAGGAGCTCCAGTTCCACGATGTGCGTAAGTTCCGATTTGATTGGGCCATACCATCAATGAAGATAGCAATTGAGTATGAAGGGATTTTCTCGAAAAAGTCAGGACATACAACGGTAGGCGGATATACCAAGGACTGCGATAAATATAATCTGGCCACGCTCGAGGGATGGAAAGTTCTGCGATACACGGCAAAGAATTATAAACAGATTTCCAACGATCTAAAATATTTGTTGAAAAAGTACTAAAATTTAGTACTTTTGAATTTTGAGAATAAGAGAATTTAGTTTCTATAAAGCTATGCAAAACAACATTTCGATATCGTCCAAGGTTATCAAGACCGAGCCTATCAAGTGGAAGGAGCTAAGTTTCGTACAGGATGAAAATTTCAAGGAATGGATCGGCAAGGGCGATGAGAAGCTCCAGCAATCCCTTTTGAAATATCAGTTCATCGATCCGTTCAAGGTTTGGTTTGATGGAGTGCATATATTCTGCCTTGACGGAAAGCACAGATATCTCGATCTGATTAATCTTCTCGAATCGGGAATAGATGTTCCTGAGGAATTGCCCGCAACGTTTATTGATTGCCGGGATATGAAAGAGGCAGCGGAACTGGTGCTAATATATTCCTCACAATATGCCAAGATCACACAGCGCGGACTATTCCAGTTCGTTGAAAAGTTCCAGTTGAACCTAGACAATATGCCGGAGATGAACCTTCCAAATTTCAAACTGGATGAATTGCCGCTTACTGAACCCTCGGACCTCACAGCTCCAAATCTTGACAATCCACCGGTTATAAAAATAACATTTGTGAATCAAAAGCAGATGGAACAGTTTGAGAAGCGCCTCCAGATGATGGCCGAGGAAACAGAACTTCAGGGAATGAAATATTCCATAAGCCTCGGGGAACTATGAGAATCGAAAAGGCATCTGGAAAAGCGATAACGTATGCTTGCAAGGTCTATCACTATGCGAGGCAGAAACCCCAAATCCGTTTGGGCTATTCCGTTTTCAATGATGCGGGCGAATGGTGCGGTGTAGTTTTGTTCTCGAACGGTGCAAACCCCCATATCGCTTCACAGTTCAATCTCGTGCAGGGCCAAGTCGTGGAGCTCGTCCGTGTAGCTCTAAATGGAAAACAGAACTGCACCTCACAAGTATTGGGCGCCTGCCTCAGACAATTAAAAAAGGATGCCCCGGCGGTCAAGATTGTGGTAAGCTATGCGGACAGGAACCAAGAGCACATCGGTACGATCTACCAAGCGACCAACTGGTTCTACATTGGGGAATATGCGAGCGAGCGTGGGATAATGGTCCACGGGAAACTGAAGCATCGGAGATCCTTGAACAAAAAATACGGAACCTCGACAATTTCCTGGCTTCAGGAAAATGTGGATCCCAATGCCGAAGTGGTGAAAGGGCTATCAAAGATCAAGTATGTATTTCCGTTGGACAAAAGGATGCGGAATGCTGTAAGCACTATGGCCTTGCCCTATCCAAAAAAAGATACTATTTTAATGGGGAACAATAAAAAGACCCATTATGAGCGCACCACAATCATACAAAAGGCTAATTGAAATGAGAGACAAGATTCTTGAATATTTGGAAAAGGAAAAGAGCATCAATGAGGATGCCCTGAAAGCTTATGAGCCTCAGGCAATTCAGGATGACGATGCGGAGATCAGAAGAATGAGGGAGCGTGAGCGTATCAAACTCAATGACCGGGTCTATGAGCTCAAGCGCCATATCGAAGTTATCAAAAGAATGTACCCAAATGGCTAACAAATGTACAAAGGCGGAAAAGGAGAAACGGTTGCTTCAGGTCCAAGGGTGGATCATTGATGGCGCACAGGATAATTTTATCCTCAGACAGATAAGGAACACTTGGAATATTTCATTGGTGCAGGCCCGGAAGTATCTGAAGCAGGCATATGCAAATTGGCTGCCCGACGAAAGGATCAATATCGAAAACCGACGGGCTGCAAAAATCGCGGAGTTAAAGCAAATCAAAAGGTCGATGAAAACTGAATACAAGGGCACGCCTGCTGGAATAAATGCAATCACAAGGGTAGAAAAATTGATCATCAAACTGGAGGATCTCGAGCCTGCCAAAAAACATCAGGTCGATGCCACCGTCGTCCATACGGAAATGACCCGAGAGGAGCGCGATGAGTACATCAAAAAAATGCAGGAAAAACTGATAAAGAATGCTAACGTATGAAGAAGCCAAGAAGCTTGAGGAATGTCTATACCTCAATGATGTGGAGGATTCACGGGAGCATCTCCTAAAGTTCACGGAGACCACGTTCAAAAAGTTCAAGCCGGCGTGGTTCCATACAAAGTTCTATGACATTTTGGACCGCTTTGCAAATGCGGAGATAAAAAACCTCATTGCATCGATGCCACCACAGCACGGAAAGTCTGAGGGAAGCTCACGGAGGCTTCCGGCCTACATTGCCGGAAAGCGTATGGCTGACAAGATCGCACTGGTGAGCTATTCCGCTACCAAGGCCGAGAAGTTCGGCCGTGAGATCATGACCATAATGCGCGAACGGGAGTACAAGGATATTTTTCCCGAGGTCAAATATCCCGAACGCGGGTACACGGGCACCAAGGCGAACACAAACCAGAGCCGTGAGTCCATCAACAGTGATGGGTCGATGCGGTTTGTTGGTGTAGGTGGGCCCTTGACGGGTGAGCCCGTGGATGTACTGATACTGGATGACCTTTACAAGGATTGGCAGGAGGGGAATTCGCCCCTTCAGCAAAAGAAGGTCTGGGAATGGTACCTTTCCGTTGCCGATACCCGACTCCACAACGATAGCCAGCAACTTATCGTTTTTACCCGTTGGAGTGAGAATGACCTCATTGCAAAACTTGAGGATGATGGAAAGGTCGTTGAGTGGAATGGCGAGGATGATCTGGAGGAAATTATTCTAAAACTGAGGAACGACCAGTTCCTGAAGATCAATTTTCCCGCAATCAAAGAAGATGCTCCCAGTTCATTTGACCCGAGGGAACCCGGCGAGGCACTATGGCCGGACAGGCACTCCATCGAAAAACTGGAATCCTCAAGGGCGATGGATCCGGATATGTTTGACTGTCTCCATCAGGGGAATCCTGTCAACAAGGAAGGCCTTTTGTACCAGAACCCTTTCAAGACGTACGCACAGCTACCGGCATACAGGATACTGAAGAACTATACGGATACGGCAGACACGGGAACGGATTATCTGTGCAGCATCAACTATCTGGTACCCTTGGCAAACACAGATGAGCATTACTACGTCACAGATGTGGTATATACCCAAAAGCCAATGGAGTACACCGAGCCAAAGGTCTCAGAGATGTTGATCAATGGCAAGATCAAAAAGGCAAAGATCGAGAGCAACAATGGAGGTAGGGGATTTGCCCGGAATGTGGACAGGCTCGTTAAAAAGGTGGACAGGACCATAACGGTCGATTGGTTCCACCAAGCAGCCAACAAGGAGGCGAGGATATTCTCAAACTCGGCAAGCGTGAACAGGCTGATCGTTTTTCCGGATGATTGGCACATACGATGGCCAGAATTTTACAAGGCAGTCACTAAACATAAAAAGATTTTTGCATCCAACAAAGTTGACGATGCGCCCGATGCGCTCACGGGAATCATAGAGCAGGAAACAAAATCAAGCAGCACAGGATGGGGTTCAAGCCGTACCGCATAGCCAAGGAGTGGCTCCTAAAGAGGAGCATCAGGATAAAACACTACGAATCACTGGATGGGAAAGATCGGGAGTTCGTGGATTATACCATCAAACATAGCCTCAGGCCAAACCCGAGGCTTCGGGTGGGTCGAAAGAAGTTAAAGCCAAAGCATTTTGATTTGTGGGCCTTAAGCTGGAGCGATATGATACTCACGTGGAAGTACCTTGAGGAAAACAACATACAGGAAGTCCTGAAATTGCATTATGGACTAAGAGAACAGGATTTCCTAAGCCTTAATATCTTCAATGCCTTTGCGGTCTATAAGTGGGTGGCCGAAAAGGTGAAGGAGATCAACGATGTTATGCAGGCAGAGCTGGGCGATGAACCATCGAACGATGAAAGGGCGGCGGGAGTGGATGAATTTAAGAGATACGATTATTTGCCAACGCTCAAGAAGCTCTGCAATAATGATCGCACAAAATACGAATGGATGTTAAACCAGCCGTTCAGCTGGATTTTCAGGGAGATTTCCCTTTTGAATACCGAAACGGAGTATCAACGTAATTACCAAGAAGTTGTTAGTAGAAAGACTAAAAGAGGCGTGTGATTCCATAGGATGGAATTTCAATTACGGACGTGGCCATTGGCAGAATCTGAAAGACTTTCCCGATGACTCGAATAAAGCATTCCCGCAGCGGGCAAAGTATTTTCTTTTGCTCTGGAAGGACCGGGACTTTAAGATCAATGACTATGGCGCCGTGGTCGGATATAGCTTTGAGGGAGAGGCAGTGCTTTGCGTTCGCTCCAAGATATCCGACAAGGACTATAATTTCAAGTACGAGGAGCATATCAAGAATCTTGAGATCGAGGCCGAAAAACTCTTTGAAGATTTCACCAGTTGTGAGGAATGGACAATGAAACGTTGGAAGGAAATTGAAGTTGAGAACGAGTACGACACTAATTTGGATGGCCTGAAAGTCAGGTTCACCGTTGAATTTGAAATAGCTGAATAATGGAAGAAATAAAACAGACATTTTCGGACCACGTGGCCGAGGTCAGGCAAAAGGAACAGCGTTCTGAAATAACTCATTTGGGTTCCATCCGTCCGAAGAAAGGGCACACGCTTTTCGAGATCAATCTCAAAACCAAAGAGATTGTTCCCGCAACTTTCGAGGAAAAGGAATATCGGTTGGACGGCAAAAATTCTAATCGCAGAACGGTAGTAGTTAAAGACGATTGCACCTACATCTCGGCACTCAACGAAAAGAACGCAATCAGGAAACTATTAAAATCAGTCAACAATGCAAAAAAATAAAGGTATATCCATGGCCTCAATGGCCATAGTCATCGCGACAATCACAATGATTCTTATGAAGTGGCTTTTCTTTCCTGAATTGAGTTACTGGATTGTGTTCACGCCTATCCTTGCGCTCATCGGTGGTTTGATAGTAGTCCTGATTATTAGCATCATCATCGGCTCCATAGCCTACATTTTCAAAAAGGACAAGATCGGGGAGCGAAAACAAAAATTAAAAGATTTGAAAGAATGACCAAAGACCAGCGGGCCATATACGACAAGTACCTTGAAAGTCTAAGGCTCAAGCTCATCAAGAAATACGATGAGCTCGGCCTTCGTGCGTCCGGGGATTTTGAGCGTTCACTGGAACCCGAGGTCAAGGATTCCGCTATGACCATGTGGGGCGCTCCCCATTCGTGGTATATGGAGCACGGAAGGCGTGCCGGTGGATGGCCACCGAGAAAAGCGATCGAGGACTGGATAGATGTCAAACAAGGGCTACCGGCTATATTCCGCGAAAAGAAAAAGCAGTACGCATTCCTTATTGCCCGAAAGATTGCCCAGGAAGGGATCAAGGTCCCGAACGAGCACAATGCCGGAAAGGTCATATCGGCAGTCGTGAATGATTTTCTGGCCAATGATATTTATGAAATGCTCCAGGAGCTCGGCGATGTGTGGCTATCACAGATCAGGGCCGATGTTGTGGGCATTTTGCAAAACAACCTTACCAAAGCAGCATAAATGATACAGTTCCTCAAATCCCTGCCAACAGACAAAGTCCTTTGGGCGTTCAACAACAATACGATCAAGTACAAAGACCCTATTGTGCACAATGCCGAATGGAGTGATATCGATTGTGGTCTATTCTCGGTGCGGCTATATCCAGACCCGGACCAGAACTTCACGTTCAATTTTGTGGAATATCTGAGAAAGGTGATAGTTACCAACAATTTTGAGGACACCCAGAATTTCAACATCACCCCGGCCATATCTTCATTGGTCTATAACGGAACTCCCCAGACATACCTTGAGTTAACGGCCACCATCACCGTTTCAAATACCGACGGGAACGGTGCTGCATACGAGCTGCCCCTGAAATTTATGGCCGGGGTACTGCAGATAGAGGATTTCAAAAGGGGAGAGACCCCACAGGACGGGCTTTTCTTTTTGATGCCCACCAACCCAAAAACAAGAACCCGGCATAAACTGAACTATTGGCCGGGCTACCCATTTGATGTTTCCGTATATGCAAAATCGATAGGTGTACTTTCTGCATCCAACACCAAAAACAATGTAGGAATGGCATTAACCCTTCTCAGCAAGGTCAACAGAATTGCCTTTTGCGATGGGGACCACGATGAGACCATTGAGGACCATCTGCCATTGAGCTTCGGAATAAATCCGGTAAGGTTCTCCAAACACCAACTGCCACAGCCAGAGGATATTTGGATCGATATAGAAAAGCACTACGGGAGATGTGGAATCTACATCAAATACAGGAACCAGTTCGGAGGTTGGTCCTATTGGCTATTCCACGAGAACCACAACCGATCGCGGAACGTCAAGGACGGCGATGAGCTTGAGAACGATTGGAACGATATCGAACAGACCAGTTCTCCCACATTCCAGACCGGGGCCGAAAGCTCCCAGGATACATTGAAATGCTTTGCAAAAGGATTGAGTGTTGATGACGTGAGGCAATTGGAATATATCCTTGAGAGCCCAAAGATCTACTGGTACCTCGCTGATAGATATTCACAGGGCCTGCCTTTGTCCCAGACATCAACCTTGCCCATGCCGCAACGGTGGATGGCAGTAAAATGCACCACCAAGAAACTGGACATAAAGCAGCCCAAGCGCCACAAGTATGCGTTCAGTATCGAATTTGCCCTGCCCGAGCGGTATAAAATCTCATTGATATGATAAGGCTAATCATCAATGGAAAGGAGATGGATACGTTTGCTGGAACTGACATAGCACAGACCAAGCAGACGAATGATATTAACAGCCTTGAGACCAAGCAGACCAACTACACCAACTCCTTTGATCTGCCCAAGACACCGAATAACGTGGAGAATATGAAGTACCTGTCTTTGGTAGGCAATACCTCCGATGTTCCCTACGAAAAAAATGAATGCTATCTATATGACCAAAAGACAGGGGAATGCTTCGTATACAAGGGATGGGCCATCATCAAGGAAACCACCGATGTGTACAAGTGTCACGTTTACGATGGGAATCTCGATCTGTATAAGACCATCGAGAATTTCATATTGAAGGACCTTGACCTAACGGAACTGGTGCACGCCAAGGATCTTGCTACGGTGGTCGCGAGCTGGGCGAATCCTGTATATCGGTACATTCTTGCAGACTATGGCGGGAAGGTATCTTTCGGCGCACCTGCAAGAATTAACATTGACTACCTCACGCCATCGGTAAGGGTAAAATGGCTTTGGAACAAGCTTTTCGAATACTTCAACATAACTTATTCCGGATCTGTTTTCCAGACCGAGGATTTTGACAATATGTGGATGACCTACCCAAAGGGGCTCAACACCGGTGAGGGCGATATACTTGTAGTGGAATCCGATGACTATGACTATGCGATGCAGATTGTGAGAGGTCATTTTCATTTTCCTATTGAGTCCGCATATTATGCCGTGGCACTTACGTGGACCGAGGGGCCAAAATTTTTCATTTACCGCAGGGGCATCCACATACAGGTATATGAATCGGGGACGTACAGGCTCGATATCACCGGAACCATCAACACCCTATTGAACGATAACGAGCATGCAACCGTCATCATAGGGAAGAATACCGACGGCATTTTGCCAAACAATGTTACGCCTATTGGCTCGAATATCGCATATGTGCCAATTGGGGAGGAGTTCACCCGGTCTTTCATCTTTGATCTCAACGCTTATGATACGGCATCAGTGGTGATCAAAGGGAGGCCCGGCGGAATTTTTGTTCTTGACCAGCAAGAGTGCGAGCTATCATTGACATTTACGAAAGTCAATGCTGTGGTCATTGATTTTTCCGAGGCATTCATAGACTTTTCGGCCACGGATTTTGTCAAGGAAGTAATGGCAGAATTTGGGCTATCTCTTTTCAAGGACAAATACCGAAACCACTACGAATTCCTCACAATGACAGAAAGGCTTCAGACAGCCGATGTGGAAGATTGGAGCTATAAATATCAGGGCAAGATTTCCGAGAACTACATCTACGGAAGCTATGCCCAGATGAACATCCTTAAGCACAAATACAATGAGGAGAATGCGAGCTACAATGATGGGTCGGTCTCGATAGAAAACGTGAACCTGCCGGACAACAAGATCTTGTTCCAGTCCAAGGCGTATTCCCCCGAAAGAGATCCTGTGGATTACTTCGGGAGGTCAACTTTAGTTTACAAGACCTTTGACAAGAACATCAAGGACGATGGCACTGTTACCTACAAATCCCTGGACAAGCGATTTTATTTTTTGAAGAGCGTGCCGTTCAATTTTGGTGGGAGCTTGAAAATAGGCTCGGAACAGCTCGGAACGGAACAGACGATCGTGGGGCCCGCACAGGTGGAGGCCTATGGAAGCATAGCCTTCAAGGACATAGTCCAGTCCCGTTATGGCTCGATCCTGAACGTTCTCAACAAATCACAGCTGCTCAAGGTGATTATGAATTTGAGCGCCATGGACATTGCCAATATTGATTTCAGAAAGCTCTACCATATTTCACGAAACGACATCAACGGCTATTTTATGCTAAACAAGATCAACAGCTACCGGCCGGGCCAAAAAACGGTAACCGAACTGGTACGGGTCATACCCAACTCGCAGAACATTCCGGCACCGCGAATCTCTTTTGGCAACGGAGTGGATAGTATTTCAGTAGAGGTTGGACAAACGGTAGAAGTATGGTTGTCCACTCCGTTGCCGGGGGTAACTTCCAGTATTTCCCACCCTGGAGCCATTAAGGTTTCCGAATATCAGTATAACATCACACCTGACTCTACCGGAGTTACCGACATTTCCTTATCCGTAACATCCACAGAAATTCCCATAGTGACCAATACTATCACATTAACAGTTATATAAGATGGCAGGAGAAAAAATAAAACTATTTGAGGCAGACATCGATGTCGATGGCATCGTAAAGAAGTCCGGAGAGCTCAAGCAGGCGATTATGGACGCAAAGGATGCCATGGTTTTGGCCAAGTTCCAGACAGGCGAGACTTCGAAAGAGTACATCAAGGCCGAGGCGAACGTCAAGAAGCTGTCCGCGGAGTATCGCGTGAACCAACAGCAGATCATCAACCTCACAAACGCCAACGGAAACTTATTGACCATCGAGCAGAAGCTTACCACCGCCTTGGACAAAGAGGTCAAGTCCATCGATAGCGCAGTGGCCAACAACAAGGAGTTGCGAAAAATACGCAATGCCATCAATACCGAGACCGAGGAGGGCCAGAAGGCCATCGCGGAGATCAACAAGAAAATTGACGAGAACACGGCCTTCATCAAAGCCAATACCGATAGCTATTCACAGCAGAAAATGGAAATCGGGGACTATAAGAATGCCATCAAGGACGCATACAATGAATTGAACATCTTCAATGGCGGCATCCTTGGGTTTGTGCAGCGGGCGCAGGCAGCCGGTGGCGTGATGCCCTTGGTGAAGAATGGGCTTTCGGGAATCACACAGGGGATTATGGGGGCCACCAAAGCTTCCCTTGCATTCATTGCCACGCCCATCGGAGCCGTCATTGCCGCCGTCGGTGTCGTTTTGGGCGCAATCATTGGCTATCTAAAATCGACCCAAAAAGGGATCGATGCCGTAACCGCAGTTACCCGCCCCCTATCGGCCATCTTCCAGTCGCTCATAGGCATCCTGCAACAGGTCGGCGAATTTCTGTTCAAGGCATTCAGTAATCCAAAGAAGACCATTACCGAGGTATATGATTTCGTCAAGGACAAGGTCATCAAGGTATTCGAGGGCTATTGGAAAATACTTTCCGGTATAGCGACCCTTGATTTCGATAAGGCAAAAGAAGGACTTTCCGACATCAACGATGTGGCCGTGGAAGGCATCAACGCTATGAAGAATGCCGCCGGTGCCATCGGCGATACGTTCGCCGAGGCCTATAAAAAAGGCCAGCGCATCGACGAGCTGCAAAAACAGTTCGAGCAAAAGGAGATCGACATCCTTGCATACCGCGCCCAGCAGGAAATCCAGTTGAAGAAATTGGAAAACATCCAAAAGAACCAGCTGCTGTCCGCAGAGGAACGCAACAAAGCGATCGAGGAAGGCGAAAAGATTTCCAAGGATCTGTTGGCCCGGGAGAATGAGATCCTGGACATACAGATCGAACAGCTCAAGATCAAACAGTCCTTGAATGACACCAGTCGGGAGGAGGAAAAGCAGTTACAGGAATTGATCGCCCAGCGCATCAAGAACGAGGCTATCGTTTTGGACGTTGAGAAAAAAGCACTTGGAGACAAGAAGCAGCTGGCCACCGAGGCCGCCAATGCCGCCAAACAGGCCGCAGCTGAAAGAAAAGCCGCCGCCGAAAAGGAATTTGAAGATTCCATAAAGCGCCAACAGTTAGAGCTGCAGATATACCTCGAGAGCCAGGGCATCAAGAAGCGCACGATGGCCGAGGAGCTCAAACTGGCAGAGGAGGCATCTGCAAAGCTCATCGATATCGAGCGCCAGAAACTCGAGAAAAAGAAGATCACCGAGGAGGAGTTCAAGCTGTTCGTGATCCAGAGCGAAAAGGACCTTGCCCTTAAACGTGTCGAGATTGCAAATGAGAACCTCGACATCGAGCTTGAGGCATTCAAAAAGAACCACGAGGCAAAACTTGCCGCCGGCACTTTCTATTCGGACGAAGCCTACAAACAGGAACAGGAAAGACTGGCGGCCATTCTCGCAAAGGAACAGGAATACTGGGACCAGAAGCTGGAATTGGGAATAATAAACCAAACGGAGTACAATGCCGCCATCGATGCGCTCAACGAGGAGAACCGGCTTGCGCTGGAAGAGGCAAGGCTGGAACGTGAGGAGGCGGAAAAGGAAAAGCAAGTAGTTGATCTTGAGAACAAGCGCGCCGCACAAATTGAAAACCTTGAGTACGATCTGGAGTTTCAATTGGCAGAGCTGGAAGCCAAGCGGCAACAGGAAATTGAGGCGGCCGAAAAAACAGGTGCCGACCTTACACTTATCAATGAGAAGTACGCCAAGATGCGACAGGACATTGAGGCCACGGTGCAGGAGAACAAGCTCGATCTTATGTCCACTACTTCTAGTAATGTGGCTACATTGGTTGGCAAGGAAACAGCATTGGGGAAAGCGGCAGCCATCGCACAGACAACAATTGAAACTTATAAGGCAGCGGTTTCCGCCTATTCCGCAATGTCGGCCATTCCTGTTGTGGGCCCGGTACTTGGGGCTATTGCTGCTGGAGCAGCGGTCGCGCTCGGTCTGGCAAACGTTAAAAAAATCGTATCCACAAAGCCCCCAAAAGCAGAGCGCGGGGCGGTGTTCAATATCGGGGGCAAACGGCACAGCCAGGGCGGCACCAAATTCTACGGTGAGGATGGTACTGCTTTTGAAGCCGAGAAAGATGAAAAGATGTTCATTCTAAATCGTCAGGCATCCGCAGCGCTGGGACCATTGCTTTCGGATATCAACCAACAGTACGGCGGTGTATCGCTGTCAAGGGCATCAAGCTATTTGGCGGCTGGTGGGCAAGTGTACCGAAATCCATCTACATCACAAATGCCACAATTCGACTTTGACAGGATGGCCGAGGTGGTCGGTGAGGGCGTGAGACAGGGAAGCCGTGAAGGTTCTTTGGAAGGTTCGAGCCGCGGAACATACTCCGGAATGGTGGACAAGGAGACCAATGAAACGATTGCCGCAGGGGCTAATTTTTAGGGTATGGATTTTAGAAGCAAATACGGTTTAGGGGATATTGTTTTTCTCATAACCGATAAAGATCAGGAGCCGAGGATAGTGGTACAGATAACCATAAACCAGACGGGGTTCCAATATTGCCTAAAGCACGGCACGGTAGAAAGTTGGCATTTTGAAATGGAAGTGGCCGCCGAAAAGGACGTTTTGAAAACGCTGAAATGAGCAAAGTAAAAAACATACTGGATGGATGGGGCAACTACTTCAAGGGCAGCGATCCCGCCACCTTGGAGGAAGCAAAAAGACGCGCGGAGATTTGCGCAAAATGTCCTATAATAAAATACGGAAAACACGCAGCCATTCTGCCTGACATGCAAATAAAGGAAATTGAGGGCCATTACTGCGGTGTATGCAAGTGCCCTATATCAACAATAGTTCGGTCCAAGGACTACAAATGCCCAAAGGGAAAGTGGTAAATGCTATATACAAAATTGAAACATAGAACCAAGGCAATCAAGGAGCTCCAGGATTTAGGGGTGGTCTCCCCCACCATTCTGCGCAATATCGAGATATTCGAGGAGTTCCACCAGAACCCCGAACTGTGCAAGGTCTGTCGATACGAGGTCTTGGCCGAGGCTTATGGTTTCAAGAACAGTTCCAGTATTAAGAAGATTATAGAAGATCTTTCAAAATAGCTTCTTTATTTTATTCTCAGCCCGGGCATCCTCCGGGCTTTTCATTTTTTCAACAGGTGCGCCACTGCCGTTTTTTTCGAGCCATTCCAAATAAGCTTCATAGTGTGCATCATTCCTGTCCTTCAACTTGTGGTACTGGATGTACGGATTTTTGGAAGGCTTGGTATTTTTTTCATAATAATCTATCACAAATAGCAAAAACTTGGCGGTGGCCCAAAACCCGAAAACAATTGAGAATAATATTATTATAGCAATAGCCATTACATTTCTCTGCTGTTGACCAAGCTCCAAAGGCCATTTCTCTTTTCAAATCTAAATATCCACCCAGTTGGGCTTTGAATTGGGACTGGTCCGGTATGATTGATTAAAACTTCTACTCTCTTTTTGACTGGGATTTCGAACCAATCATTAACAATTCCTTTTAATTCGATATCCGCAAAAGCGACTACCGCTATTTGCTCAGCTTCTTCTTTATTTTTTGCTTCCATAATGTAAATATAATCAATAAGGTAAAATTTTTTACCAACTGCCGCTACAAATCGCCCTTAGTTTTGAAGGAAATTACAGTTGATTAAATGCACTTCAAGACCAACCCCGTTTTTTCCAAGGCCAAGCACATCAATGTTGATCGTGACAACGGCGTTGTGAAAAATGTCGTAATCCTAAAAGAAGGGGCCAACAAGAACGGCACCCATTTCGGGTTGAAATATCTTGGGGCACTCGCAACAGGAGCCAATGAGCAGAAGCAGGGCGTAAAGTCGCGTTTTGGCCATCCTAACATGTGCAGCACCAGCCTTGGCAGCTATTTGGGCAGGTACAAGAATTTCCGCCAAGAGGGCAACAAGGTATTTGCAGATCTCCATCTTGACCCCATTGCCAAGAAAACACAGGTCGAGGGCAAGGGCATTTCGATGTTTGAGTATGTGATGGACATGGCCGAGACCAATCCGGACATGTTCGGAAACTCCATACACATTCCCGCCCCGGAATATGAGCAGGAGCAGGTAGAGGTCAAGGGAAAAAAATTCAGTTCCCACATCTACAATGGCATCGTGGCCTCCGATGTGGTGGATGACCCCGCGGCCACCGATGGGCTCTTTGCCAACTCCGACGATCTCGGCATCATAGTTACCGATTTCCTGGACAACAACCCAACAATCTTTGACGTGATTCAGAAAGACCCTTCCATCGTGGAGGATTTTTTTGACCGCTATATCAATTACCTAAACCTATTTAAAAACAATGAAAAGATGAGTTTCTTAGACAAATTGAAAAAGAAATTCAGTGCGAACGAGACGTTCGATGTCGAGGAAACTACGGCGACGGGCGAAATCATCACGATCGTAACTGAAGACGAGACCCCGAAAGTTGGCGATGCAGTCAATGACTCCGAGGGCAAACCATTGCCAGATGGCGATGTGGTACTGAAGGACGGTTCTACCCTTGTGGTGGCCGCCGGCAAGATAGCCGAGATCAAAGAGGCCGAGGAAGATCCCTCCGGGGAGCCTACCAATGCCGAGGTAATGCAAAGCGTAAACAAGCTCAGCAGTGCCTTTGCGAAATTCCAGACTTCCTATAAAAAGGATATGAAGGATAACGAACAAGCTTTGGAGCTGATCGCTGATCAAGTCCAGAAGTTTGACAGCCGTGTAACCACGTTGGCCAAATCGGTCACTTCCAAAAAGACCACATATGAGGCCGAGCCTCCAAGTGGAAAAAAGAAACAAAATGCGAGCGGCTACGATCCCGACAAGGTTCGTGAAGCTCGTGAAAACCGAAAAAAGAAGTAAGCCATGGAATTAAAATCAGCTTTTCAACTTTTGGCCACGGATGAGCGCTTCATCCAGGACACACGTGAGATCATCGTAAATGATCTATTTCACCAACCGACCAATGAGTTTTTCACAATCGTGCCCGGTATCAAGGGAGGCCAGCAAGTGGCCGCAATGCGTGGGTTTGAATATGTCACCGTAAAATCCGCAGGTTGCGGTGGCGCGGGTATATCTCCCGATTTTCCAGCTTTCTCACAATTCTGGAACCCAACCCTTCAAGAAGTAAAATTGAACTATTGCTATGATGACTTTATGGGTTATTTCACGCAGTGGGCTTTGAACAATGGACATGACATCAAGAACCTTGAGGGCACTGAACTTGGAATGTTCATTCAGGACCACGTTGCCAAGGCCATGGAGCTTGACCTATTGAGGATCGTGCTCTTGGGCGATAAGGACATAGCCACGCAGGACATCCTTACCGATGAGGCCACCTATGCTAAGTTCTACAACACCATCGACAAAGGTCTTATCCCCACGCTCCAGTATCTGTCAACGCTTCCGGAGTTTGCCGATGCCTTTGTTGATCTTCCGCAGAACGATGCGGCCACGATCGCACTTCAGAACACTTTTGGAGCAACTGATGCACTTGACATCTATGAGAAAATTTTGGACCAGTACGATTTCGACAGCGACATCTTGTTGACATCGAACCGTTTGTTCAAGAACTATCAGAAATGGGTGAAGCGAGCAAATGGTTACGGTCTTCAATCGAATGTTGACTTGACCATGAAAGGTACTGGAGATCTTCAGATTGATGGTGAGACCTTGAAACCGATCGTTAACTACGACCGATGGAAACAAAAGGATTTCATTGTTGACAATGACCCGGATCCTGATACCATCCACTTGCCACACTTTGCGCTTAACACCCGCAAGGAATACCTTCAGGTGGGTGTGGACAGCGAGGCCGCATTGAGCGATCTACGCCTTGAGTACATCGGAGGAGCGGATGAGACATTCTGGATCAAAGCAAATTATATGCTTGATTTCAAGATGGTGAACCCCTATGCGCTCAAGGCCGCATTGTAAAAATTTTGTCTAACCAAGGGGGCCAACCGCCCCCTTTCAACAATACATATTATGCCAGAATCATGTGATGCTAAACTGTCCGGCCTTTTCGCCAAGAAATGCGGGCACAAGCCAAAACAAGGGGTCAGCAAGAAGTGGTACTTCAACATCGACGAAGTCGACCGCGGGGCCACGTTGACCGTAAACCGCGGCACCAAGGTAACCGCATTGGTGCTAAAGGAAGGCGCAAAGCTATACCCCGCCGAGGGAAGCTCCAAGACAAAAAAGATCAAGCATGCCCTTACCATTGGCGATTTTGCGAATGGCTACATCCATACCGATGAGTTCACCGTTACCTACCGTGGCGAGGAAGAAAGGGAGCGTATCCAGGAGCTTGTGGACGGGGCCCGAGTGGGAACCATCAACAAAATGGTGGATACCGGTCTTAACGGGGAGATCAGCTATTCCATTGCCGGACTTGAATCGGGGATGGACATCCTGAACGACGACTTCGACTCCAATGCCAACTCAGGGGCCACCACGGTAATTGTGGCCACCAAGGAAGGCGAGGAAGAGGGCACCGGTCTAAAGCTGTTCCTAATGCCGGCCAGCACGGAGCCCACCGACCTTGAGGAGACTGAAGCTTGGATTGCCGCCAATGAGTACGTTGCAGTCCCATAACGTTCTAATGCGGTTCATCCAGGAAACCCCAGCGGATGAACTGGTGAAAAAACACTTGGACAAAGTGTTCAAGGCTTACCATAGCCAATTTGGGGAAGTATGTACCGGCTGTCCCACCAAGATAGCCGGATACATTAACAGATTGAAAAAACTTCAAAAATCCAATATCATGGAAAAAGACAAACGAGAATTCAGATTAAAGGAAGGAGCTGTTATAATGGTTCCGGGCACCAGTGAAGTGTATTCCAACGGCAACCTTACCGATGAGGTAGCAATCCGTTTCATCAAGAAAAACCCGAACAGGAAGCAGCTTTTCGCCAAGCTGCCCTCCAATGTTGACAAATTATTGGAAGGAAAAGAGGAAGAGGCCACTCACGTTAAGGTCGGCGACCGCCAGTTCACGGTTGAGGAAGGTGTTTCTATTCTTGGCCAAATAGGGGTCAATACGTCTGCCAAAACAATTGAGGGCGTGCAGAAACGCTTCGATGGACTCAAGGCCGGCGAGAAAAAAAAGCTGGATGAACTATTTGGCGTGGCCAATACCCTAACCGAGCCAGGGACTTCTGTAAATCCCCCAGCGGACAATCCGGAGGAAGTCGAGGTAAACAATCCAGAAATGCCGGACGAAGAAGAATAATCCGTTATGAAATCCACTATCCCTAAATCCTTCAAGGAGGAGCGCAAGGATATTTTCAACAAAAGATTTGGGGTTATCTTCCACGGTGAGGATAACCTCAAGTCAATTTTGAACGAAAGTGTAATTGACAACTCCCCCACGGCATCCCAGTGCGCCTGGACCTACCAGTCCTTTCTGGCGGGCGGAGGCTTCAATGTCGATATGTCCAACGTCAACCTTAGCGATGCCTTCTGGGAAGACACAAATCCGGACGATCTGCTTATGGAAATCGCCGAGCCGGTCTCCAAGCACCAGGGATGCTTCATAAGGGTTGGCTACAACGCCAACTACGAGAAGGATTCCTTCAGTATAATACCATACACGCTATGCCGCGTGGGCCAGAAGGACAGCGACGACTATTTCGGCAAGATCGTGGTAAGCCCCAAGGGATGGGGGCGAAACGTAAAAAAAGAAGACGTGGATGTATATGACGTCTATAACCCTCGGCCCGAGGTTATACAGGCACAAGTTGACAGGGACGGTGGCTGGGACAATTACAAGGGCCAGATTTTCTTCTTCAGAATTTCAAAGAAACACACCTACCCGATCTCGATGATCGAGAAGGCCGAAAACTTCGCATTGGTGGAGTACAAGATGGGCGGTTTCTACAAAGGCACGGTCGATAGGAGTTTTGAAGATATTACCTATATCAGACATAGGGAATTTCCAGACCCACAGGACGAGCGGGATTTCTACAAGAACATTGAGGAGCTTTCCGGCGTGGAGAATGCCAGCTCTAAACTGATCATCAAAGACGACTGGGACGATGAGCGCGAAAAGTCCGGAAACTTCAAGTTCGATACGATCAAGAACGAGGTAAAGGCCGAGAAATACGCCCACTTCGAGGAGAGCTCCAGCAACTTCATCAGGAAGGCATTCAAGAACATTCCCCCGCAGCTCATTGACTATGTGGCCGGAAAACTGGGAAACACTTCGGGCGAAGACCTCATCAAGGCCCAGTCAATATACAACGCCCTTACGGCCGTGGACAGGCAAAAGATTGAGCGCCTGTTTAAGGAGCTGTTCTGGAACTATAAAGATCCGATCAACCCGACCAATGATTGGACAATAAAACAATATAAACTGCTCGACGATGGTACTGTTAATCAATAAGGCAAATGTGTCGGCGATACTCCAGGTGGCCATCGGCTATTCTGAGGCCGATTTTGACGTGTTCATCCGCGAGGCGCAGGATTTTGACCTAAAGCCGCTATTGTGCGATGAGTTCTATTATGAGCTCTTGCAGAAAAAGGACGATCCAGAATGGAAAAAGCTCATTGACGGGGGCACCTACGTGAAAAACGGAATTGATTTCCATTTCCGGGGCTTGGGTGATGTACTGGCCTATTTCACCTATGCGCGGTTCATAAGGAAATCGAACAACGTGAGCACCAGCCACGGCTTCACCCAAAAGACCACGCCCCATTCCACCCCTCTACCGATTGAAGAGAAGAACAATATGTACTACAAGTACAAGCAGGATGCCCACGTGATATTTTCGGACTTCCAAAAGTACATTGAGGGCCGAACCATTGACTATCCAAGTTGGGCCGGATGCCGCACCAATTGTGGAACTACGATCCGGAACACGGGATTTAAAACCTATGTGATAAAATGACGAACATCACCAACATAAACAGCCAACGGTTCACATTGAACGGAATTTCCTATTACAAGAACTTTCTTTCACAGATATTGGGCGATCCCGTGGCAGGGGATGTGGTCCGGATCGTCAATGCCTACGACTCGAAGTTTGAGCTTTTGCGGCCCACCAAGATCAGCAACATAAGCGTCAATGGCTTGACCTATCCAAATGCAGTCTCGCTCCAGATGGCACTCTTGCCAATCCTATATTCCCGGGGAACGCTTGGCGATGGCAATTCGGCCGAGAACGGCATCGTTCAAATGGGGCCACTGGAGATAATAGACAGCCCCTCCACGCCCGGAAGCGTGGCCTTAAAGATTCCGATAGAGCCGGTTTTTCCAATATGGAGGATTGGCGGCATTGATTACACCAAGGAAACAGAAACCGTTATCGACATACCGGCCGCTGCGGAATCAAAATATAGAGTTGACACAATAGTTGCAAATACGGCCAATGGATTTGAGCGTATTGTTGGCGAAGAGCGTGCAGATGTGGGCGTTCCCCCACAACTTCCCTATAACGTTGTGATCGTTACCCAGATCAACATATACGGCGATCTGGTGAACGATGGAGACCCAACGCCGCCGCCGCCATTTCCGTTGGACAAGTACATAACGAAAGGATCCAAGAGATATCGCAGTTATACCCTGGTCAGCGAAACATCCAGCACCCTCATGCTCAGCCACGAATACACGACGCACCTTCTCAAGAATGCCGCTGGCTCCGGAATCGTCAAGGGCTTCCTTTCGCTGAACGACTCACAGAGTGGTTATGCCTACGATGGAATGGATGTCTATATCAAGAATTTTGGTGCTGTGGACGTTACCCTAAAGCACAATGACGGTACGGCAACGGTTCCTTTCTGGTTTGCTAATGGCCAGGATCTGGCGGTGAAACAGCACGAGATACTTCATATGAAATTCAACGCTGGGCAGAACAGGGTAGAGCTTATTAGTGCGCCGTGGCGAGAAGTTGCCCCGGTAATGATAATCAAAACTGCCAACTATACCTTGGCGGCCAACGAAAACGGAGCAACAATAGTAAACCCCGGCTATATCTGCACCTTTGACCCAACGACCGTAACCTATCCAAATGGCTATATAGTAGCGATGGACAACGATACCGATGCAACCGCGGTGAGCATTGTACTGATAGGTCTAACAGGCTGGAGCTACAAGCTGAACGATGGAGCGTGGACGGCTTTGACTACGGGAAGCAATGTAACGCTTTCTTGGCCAGCAGGGGCAACTTGTACACTATATAGAAAGGGTAATGAACAAAAAATAAGGATAAATGGCGGCGTTGAATAAATTGCATACACAGGTTTGGGGACAGCTCAATAAGCCTAAATTCAACGTGACTTTTGGAGGTATCGGTGGTCTTGGCATCACCAAGGCAATGATTGCGGAAAATTTGTCAAGAATTTCTGCATCCAACATAAGAAATTTTATAGATGACGGTACAGATATAAACGTGTATATAGATTCTTCTTGTAGTTTTAGTGCTTTTGCTTCCAAAAGAGGAACACCATCATCTACACAAGAATTGATAGCCAATAATATCACTGCTGTTGATGACCCTACAGGTGTATTTACTGCAATAAATAACAACTCGTTTTACGGTATCGCCAACCCTTGTACATTTAATCTACAAGGAGTTGAAAGTATAGGGAACGAAGGTTTTAGAACCGTAGGCAATTGTATTGAATTTATATGCCCAAGTCTTACCACAATAACAGCATCCTTAGGCGAGACCGCTACCTTACAAAATGTGCCAGTATATTTTCCATTGTTGTCTGGTAGTGCTCGGTTTGGGCGGGAAGTGAAGTTTTATTTCACAGGAACAAGCCCGTTGGTGACAGGTACTATAAGTATGCCCAGAAATGCAACATCATCAATATTTCCTTTTCCAAATGCCACTGGTATAAGTGCACAGGGATTTAGGTCTTATGCTGGCCAAGGAGTTGTCTCTTTACCCAATGTTACAACTTTTAATGGTGGTTTAACTTTTTATGAAGCAATTAATATAACAGAGCTTTATCTACAAAATGTAACACATATAACCTCTCCAAATAATACTTTCAGAAGTATGAATTCTTTGGAAATCCTTGATATTAGAAATATGGTAGATTTTGGAGGGTTACTTTCTGATTATTTTAGGTTTGGAACACCTGCAAACTGGACAGTTCACGCAAACACAGCTATGCAGACAGCCGGAACTGGAGGGACAATGCACCCTTCTTTTCAGGATATAATAAATCGAGGAGCAACAATTATTTGGTATTAATTATGAAACTAAAAACAACAAACCCAGTAACAATAACCCAAGCCCGTCAATTTGAGGACGAGCAGGGATTGAAGGGAATAAAGAAACAGAACGTTTTCAGCCCAGACGACTGCAAGTGGGAGCTGGAAGTAACCGAGCGAAAATTTGGTGATGGATTTTCCGCAAAGGTAAAATGGTTCCAGACCCAACAATATGAAGATGTGGACGAGAACGGAAACCCCATAACAAGGGAAATGCCCGTACTGATGTTCGATGAGGATTTCAGATTGACGACCGCAGAAATGGACGGAATGTTCAACCAAATTGGAATATCCATAACGCCAAACCAAGATAGTTTCAGTGCAAAAGTAGATGAGATAGTACTTTCGGGAATTATCTATTGGGTAGGTACGGTACGGCAGATATTCGGACTTGATGCCAGCGGTTTTGAAGTGGTGGTTGCCAATAGGCCGTTGTCCGAAAAAAGTTCACGGAAAAAATAACAGACGTTCAAAAACCAAAGAAAATATGAAAAATGAATTGATTTTCGGAATAATAGGGGCTATTGGCACACTTGTACTATACCTTTTTGACAAGGAAGTCTTTGCCGTGGCATTCGGCGGAATTGTATATGGTATATACGAAAGGTTCAACAGCGCCAAGAAAATAAACGAGAAAGACGCAGAAGTGAAGCAACTCCGCGCTGACTTCAAAGATGCCGTTGGAACGGATGTGGAGACCTTTAAGAGAGATTACAGATAGCATAAAGCCGCCCCAAATGATTAACAGCATCAAAAATTCACCAGCAGAAATGTTCGACATCGTGCGAAAGGCGTTCACCTTTGAGCATGCGGCCCTCATTCCCCATTCGTTGGGGCTGGCCGCAATTTTCACGGACATCGCCCAGAAGTACGTGCGCCCAAGGGTGCAAGTTGTGGAAGTGCTTTTGAACATTTTCAGCGAGGAGGTCATCCGAGGATTAATCCTAACGTTTTTTGTATTTATGGCTGGCCTCGGAATGTACCTAACGGTTTTTGTCTTCGATTTTATTACGGGCCTGAAAGCGAGCCGGAGGGAGCAATTAATAAGCGCGGGTACAACCAAGGGATTTGTTAAGTCGGACAAGCTATGGAGCAGCGTGTGGAAGTTCTTTGCTGTAATAGTCATATCGTCAATCCTCACTACATTCAGCTGCATCTTGGTTGTAATAAACCAGAGCACTCTCCACCAGGGCGGGATGCTGATAACGTTGTTCTTTTTCTTTATGGTTATTTCGTTCGACGTACATAGTATAGGCGAGAACCAGGAGCGGAGATTTGGCAAGAAACCGGCTTTCTATTCGCGGATGGATTGGTTTTTCCAGAAAATTGGAGACCTGCTGATGCTAAGGATCAAGAAATTTTTTACAGGGGAAAGCGATTATAGCTACAACCAATATAATTATAACGAAAATAACGAAAATGATAAAAACAATGAAGACCTTGGAAATTTTACACGCCAATAAGCTTGATGCCCGGAAACTGAAATGCGACCCACGGGACTTTGTGAACAAGGTGGTGGAAATATCAATCAAGTTGCGCATCAACCCCCATTGGCTGATGCTAGTGATGGAACTGGAAACAGCCGGGACCTTTGACCCCGCTATCACCAATAAGTTGGGGTACACCGGTTTAATACAATTTGGTACAGCTGCCGCGTCCTCAATAGGAACTACTACAGACAGGCTAAGGCAGATGGATGGAATTGCTCAGCTCGATTATGTATATGCCTACCTCAAGCCGTACAAGAACAAAATGAACCGAATGACCGACGTGTATTTGGCGGTTTTCTTTCCCGCGGCCATTGGGAAGCCTGATGGATGGGTGCTGCATACTTCAAGACTTTCCCCGGAGCGCATTGCGAAATGGAATCCATTGTTTGATGTCAATAAGGATAAAAAAATTCAGGTGTGGGAAATTAAGCAGAAGCTATTGGCCCGGGTACCGGAAGAATTTAAATCTATAATCCTATGAAAACATACAAAATCCAATTTTACAGAAGCAGGCTACTAAGAAAATGGAGATGGCGTGCAATCGCCGACAACGGAAATATAACAGGGGCAAGCTCACAGGGTTATTGGAATTACCACGATTGCATGCATAACGCAAAAATGCTGGGCAAAAGCCTTTTAAATGAGTTTGGCAATGATGAGAATTAGCTACTGCCCGGTATTAGGAATGGTCTATTTTTTTGAGCCAATCAACAAATATTCAAAAAAGAAACGATATGGAAAGAATCGCAAAGGTTACTTTTAAAATACTTCTAATTGGTTTATCTCTATTCCTATTGTGGCTCACTTTCAGCTGCGCCGGGTCAAAAAGCAAGTTGATCCAAAAAACGCAATTTTCAACCGAGATTGCGAAGGTAGAGCGTGTATCAGAATTGAGCCAAAATGATATTCAAACCGATTTGATGTTAAATGCTTCATCACAAACACTAACCACAAATGAAAATGAAAATGTGGACGCCGATATTGATGATCCTTCCAAAGAATTTGAATTGAACTCTGAAACCAAGGACGGTAAGACAAAATATTCAGGAAAAAACATTAAAAATCTAAAGGTTGTCAACGAAAAAGAAACTAAGAAATCAAAAGATACAACTTCACTAAATCAGTCAGAAATTGACAGGTCAAAATCCTCAAAGGATACCGAAGCCTCAACCGATATAGATACTTCAGGAAATGGAGAAATAATCAACAAACAAAAGGACGGAAAGTTTCCGTGGTGGTGGTTAATCGTGATTGTCTTGGCTATTATTGTTTATATATGGATTGGCAAGCTGAAAAAAACCTATATGCCTTGGAAATGGTTCACTTCTTAGGATATCCATATCTTCCGAGCAACCAAAGTCCAATAAGCCAAGCGGCAAATAATATGAGAAAATGCCACCATTCCATATGGCTAATTTAACCTCAAATCCAGTTCCTTCAAAAGTTCACGCTGTCTTTTTTCCTTATTGACCTGGTAGATGGCCGTGGTGGCAGCATTGGTATGCGCCGCCATCTGCTGTGCCACATCTTCGGGGAGACTGTCGAGCAGACTATGTTTTAAGGAATAGAAATCGGCCGTTACCTTTATAACATTCCCTTCAGCGTCCTTTATTCCATCAGATTTTTTCACTAACCGATACCAGCGTTTTGTAATCTGATAGGATCTTATCTGTTTAGGCCCCGGCTCCAGGTTCTTTGAGAATATAAAATCATCGGGTTTTGCATCTTTCAAGAGCTCTTCCCAAAATGGCAGCGCATCCTTCAATATCACCTTTGTTTTTTCACGCTCGCTCCTCCCCTTTCGGATCAAAACCTTATATTCCTGGGCCGCAATGTTCACATCCTTGGCCCGTACCGCGAAAAGCTCAGATGACCGTCCTCCGGAATAACTGAAAATCTTGGCATATCGATAGAACGTGTAATATTTGGACTTTAGATAATCCAACACTGCTTTGAAATGTTCCGGGGAAAGTACCTCCCGTTCGCGTTTTACAGTTTTTCGCTTCCTGATATCCCGCACGATGTTCGTCTCACAACATTCATATTCCACCAGCTCACGAAAGATGGAACCTAAATAACCTTTGAAACGGTTGTAATATTCGTCGGGTAAGTCCAGCCTGTCCAAAAGGTTTTTTAGTTGTCTCCTGCTCAGCTCCCCGATGGTGACATCTGCCATTTTCATTTTAATGGCCATCGGCCGCATACGCTCAGTTACCCATTTAAGCTGTTTGTGTTGTGATTCCGAGACGCGCATTTTTCTCCTGGCAATTTCCAGAGCTGTAATAAAGGGAAGGTTGGGGTGAAGCTCAGCATTCTTGAAATCTTCATTTATCACGAATCTCTTTAGTATGGGGTTATAGCCCCTGAGGTTATTCTCAATCTCATCGTTTAATAATAACAAGGTAGCATCCCGTCGCTCCTTAAGATCTTTATAAGCATTCATACCCTTGACAATGCAAAGTTTCTTTTTGCGCGGATGTTCGGGGTCATAAAAATAATATTGGATCCGCCAATCTATTTTAGTGAGTGATTGCCCTCCACTTTTCCAGTTCTTCGGAAATATGGATGGATTGCTCATTGAGCACTTGTTCGGGAGTAGGATTCGGTCTGCCATTTTATTAACGATTTTATTAACGTTTTGTAAAATGACAGCGTTGAAGCAATTGAATAAAATTCCCCGAAAACCTATAGTGGTGCGATTTTCGGGGATTGTGGAGAATATCGGAGTCGAACCGATGACCTCTTGCATGCCATGCAAATGCCGAATCATTTTACTTTTATAATTAATTGATTTATAGTTTTTTGTGTTTTTGAAGAACTCATTTTCTGCAATAAGGT